AAGATTTTATGATGATGAATTTAATGATTATAAGAATTGTATTTGGTGGCCACATGTAGATGAAGGATACAATGGTATTGTGTATTTTAATAAAAATGATACTGAATGTGGAACTAATCTATATTCAGAGATTACCGATGTTAGTGAAATGAATGATTATGACAATATCCCAGAGCATTTTGCTCCGTGGAGACAAAAAGAAAGATACCAAAAGATAAAAACACTAATACCAAACTATAATAGATTAGTTTTATTTGATGGATATAAATTTCCTCACGGAATGAATATTATAAATGATAGATATTTTTCGGAGGAATATAGAAATAATCAAGTGTTCTTTTTTGAACGTGCTTGACGAATTGAAATAAAAATAGTATTATAAAAATAAAATGAATTGTTGTCACTGTGGTACTGAATTAATTTGGGGTGGAGACCATGACCTTGACGATTATGAAGATATGGAGTATGATATAGTTACGAACTTATCATGCCCAAGGTGTGAATCATACGTTGAAGTTTATCATAAGATAGAAAGATAATGGATTTTCTCAAAGAAATAGTTAAAGAGATTGGTGACGAGTACACACAAATCGCAGCAGACATAGATGAAACAGAAAGATTCATTGATACAGGAAGTTATATCTTTAATGCAGTTGTTTCTGGTTCCGTTTATGGTGGCGTTTCTAGTAATAAGATCACTGCCATTGCTGGTGAGACTTCTACTGGAAAAACTTATTTTTCCCTTGCTATTGTCAAAAACTTTTTGGACACTAACCCTGATGGGTATTGCCTCTATTTTGATACTGAAGCTGCAATCACCAAGGGATTACTTGCATCTCGTGGAATTGATCAAAACAGACTTGTTGTTGTCAATGTCGTTACCATAGAAGAGTTCCGAAGTAAGGCACTCAAAGCAGTAGATATATACTTGAAAACAGATGAAGAGAATCGCAAACCTTGCATGTTTGTTTTAGATTCTTTAGGTATGCTCTCCACAGAGAAAGAGATTACTGATGCATTGAATGATAAACAAGTTCGTGACATGACCAAATCACAACTTGTCAAAGGTGCGTTTCGTATGCTTACCTTAAAACTTGGTCAAGCAAACATTCCCCTTATAGTCACAAATCATACTTACGATGTCATCGGATCTTATGTCCCAACTAAAGAAATGGGAGGAGGCTCTGGTCTCAAATATGCCGCTTCTACGATCATTTATCTCAGCAAAAAAAAGGAAAAGGATAAGACAGAGGTTGTTGGAAACATTATTAAAGCTAAGACGGCTAAATCAAGACTCTCCAAAGAAAACCAACAAGTCGAAATAAGACTTTATTATGATGAGAGAGGACTCGATAGATACTATGGTCTTCTTGAATTAGGAGAACTTGGTGGTATGTGGAAAAATGTTGCAGGTCGATATGAAATGAATGGTAAAAAAATATATGCTAAAGAAATATTAAAGAATCCCACACAATACTTTACAGATGATATAATGAAAGAACTCGACTCTATTGCTCAGAAGCAGTTTTCTTATGGATCGGATTGAAACCACAATACTTCAAAATTTAATATACAATGAAGAGTATTCTCGTAAAGTTATTCCTTTTATTAAACCCGATTACTTTGAAAATAAATCTGAAAGAGTCACCTTTGAACAGATTTCAGAGTTTATTGTTAAGTATGGTTCTGCGATTACAATTGAAGCTTTAAATATTGAAGTTGATAATCGCACAGACTTAACTGAAACGGAAGTTAAAGAGATAAGAGAACTTAATGGTTTCCTAACTAATACACCAGTTGATTATCAATGGTTGATGGATACTACTGAGAAGTGGTGTCGTGATCGTGCAATCTATCTTGCACTGATGGAATCAATTCAACTTGCAGACGGTGATGAAGGTAAGAAAAACAAAGATGCAATACCATCTATACTATCAGATGCACTTGCAGTATCATTTGATAATCATGTCGGACACGATTACTTAGAGGACTACGAAGAAAGATATGACTTATATCACAGGAAAGAAGAAAGAATTCAATTCGACCTCGATTTTTTCAATAAGATTACGAAGGGTGGGGTTCCAAATAAAACACTTAATATTGCTCTCGCTGGCACTGGTGTTGGTAAATCTTTGTTTATGTGTCATGTCGCAAGTAGTGTGCTACTCCAAGGAAAGAACGTTTTATACATCACACTTGAAATGGCTGAAGAAAAGATTGCAGAAAGAATTGATGCTAATCTTTTAAATGTTAATATTCAAAATATTACCGAACTTCCCAAACCTATGTTTGATAAGAAGGTAAATACAATCGCAAAGAAAACTCAAGGAACATTAATTATTAAAGAGTATCCAACAGCATCTGCACACTCTGGTCATTTTAAATCTTTGTTGAATGAACTATCGTTGAAAAAATCTTTCAAACCTGATATAATATTCATAGATTACTTAAACATCTGTGCATCAAGTCGTTATTCTAAATTAGGCAATGTCAATTCTTACTCGTATATCAAAGCAATTGCAGAAGAACTCCGTGGTCTTGCAGTTGAAGCTAATGTACCTATCATCTCCGCTACTCAGACGACTCGCTCTGGCTATGGTAGTAGTGATGTCGATCTTACTGACACAAGTGAGTCCTTTGGTCTTCCAGCCACTGCTGATCTTATGTTTGCTCTTATATCTACTGAGGAACTGGAAACGTTAAACCAGATAATGGTAAAACAATTGAAGAATCGTTATAATGATCCAACCATATACAAAAGGTTTGTGATTGGAGTTGACCGTGCTAAGATGAGATTATATGATTGTGAACAGAAAGCACAAGATGATATTCTTGACAGTGGTAAGGAAGAAGAGTATAATGACTTTAAACAGAAACCTAAAAAATCATTTGCGGAATTTAAATTTTAATGACTAAGAAAATTGACTTTGATAAGTACGCTTTATTCGTGGATGGTGTCACATCCGATTCCAGTAAGGATTATCAATGCTTTATTGAGAGTATTAGTTCCCTTGACGGAAAAGGTGCCAATATTCACAGGCTTCTTACTGCTGCTGTTGGCATTAGTGCTGAAGGTGGTGAGTTTATGGAGATCGTCAAGAAGATGGTTTTCCAAGGTAAACCTTGGGACGAGCATAATCGAAAGCATCTTATTATTGAGTTGGGTGACGTTATGTGGTATGTGATGCAAGCGTGTAAAGCATTAGATGTTTCAATTGAAGAAGTGGTTGCAGGTAATGTAGATAAATTAAAGAAGAGATATCCTGGTGGAGAATTTAATGTCTACCAATCAGAAAATCGTAAGGAGGGAGACCTATGAGGGATCAATTAATTAAAGCACTATTAGCTCATGCACAAGGTGATATTGCTAAACATAAAGCAAACATCGAGGTATATCTTGCAAATCCTGTGGGTATTGGAGAACATTCAAATATTGTTGAAGCAATCGAAGGAGAACTTGATATGATTGCTAAGTACCAAGATCAGATAGACATAATAAATAAATACTTCAAAAAGTAAAGATGGCTAATTTAGTCACTTCCGAGAAGATACTACCTTTAATAGAACCAGTTCTTGATAATTCAAATATTATTAAGATAAAGGATACTAGTAAAATTTTAGAGTATCGTATTGAAAGTGATAATAGAGCATCAGACAGAGTTAAAGTAGAAAATATTTTAGAAAGTAACAGAATATCTTTTGGTGAGTTAACAAGAGATGTTGGATCTTTTGGTGGATCTGAGATTGTTACTTTTGATATGAAGAGAGTAAGGATAATTTATAAACTCAAAGACAACAGAGGATCTGGTGGTGGAGCAGATGATACTAGACGTAATGAATCTGCTCAAGCTCTTTACGCTGCCATTGCCTTTGGACTAAAAAGAAAAATTACCATAGAAGATATTAATGGTGTTAATGTTAAAAAGTTTAGTGATAAATTTGTAATAGATGAAAATGTAAACATCATATTAGATGAATTACCCGATGAATGGATTGAATCCTCTTTGCTAGGTGCAAATAAATTGTATGAAAAATTTAAAAAAGGTAAGTATGTTTTTCATAGAGGATCAAAACAAGTTGACTTAATAAATGATATATTTTCTAGGGTAAAAAAATTAGAAAAATTTAGAATGGATATAAACAAATGGAATCCTTC